AAACATCACTCGAACTTTCAATTCGTATTTCCGCGCGAACGGGTTGATTCAAGTTCGCGATGAGTATGACGATATCCGTCCGTGGAATTACTCCATGGTCGGATTGCAGCCTCCAGAGCAGACAATGCTCTATAGGCAGGCATATGATCGTCTTGTCTCAAAAGTCCACAATAAGACGAAGGCCTCAATGGCCGTTACTCTTATTGAAAGTAAAGCCTCGTTATCCATGATAATAAGGCGCAGTCAACAGCTTACGCAGTTCGCCGGGTCCCTCCGAAAGAGGGATTTTGGTGGTGCTGCGCGAGCCCTCGGATTTGCCAAAAACGAAACCCAACGTTTAGGCAAGAAGAGCTACGAACTTGCCCGAAAGGAAAAGACTCGTAGGTTTAAGACTGTCTGGGATAAGCAGGCTGTGAAGCCTGCTACTTTCGCTAACAACTTTCTGGAATACTCCTTCGGGTGGGTTCCGTTAGTTACCGACATTCTAGATGCCGCACAGGTTCTAGGAAGAGAGTTCCCTAGTGGCCCTGTTAAAGGGGTCGCAAAGGATACGGTGGCAACTGTCGATGGGATTCCTAATTTATATGGGATTCCCGGAGTCAGCGCGCTTTACGTATATGAGCAACTTTGCGTTACGCGGTTGCAAGCTCTTGTTAGGGTTTCGAACCCTAACGTCTTGTTAGCGAGCGAGCTGGGCCTCATCAACCCAGCTCAAGTGGCATGGAATGTAATCCCTTACTCCTTCCTGATAGACAGCATGCTGCCTGTCGGGAGATTCCTCGGATCCTTCTCGGATTTTGCAGGAGTGGAGTTAGTGGACGCATTCCAGTCCCGGCTTACTGTAAGTTACAGTAGCCGCACCGTGGATTGGATCGGTTTATCCGGTCGGGGCAAAGAGACGTCGGTTGCTAGAGGTGTCCAGCATAAGCGTGAGCTTTTGCAGACATTCGAGGTACCTAGTCTCAAGTCACGGATCGGGTTGCCGGTCGGCAATCTTCTCGGCAGAGCAGCCACATCGGTCGCTCTGTTGGTTCAACAATTAACCAAAGGTAAGTAATGCCAACCATGGCTAACATCACCGTCAAAGATGTCGACGGTACTACGGATCGTGTGTTCACCAACCTCAATCCCGCTGGCGCGGACGGCTCTCCGGCCGTTTGGCGCTGGGAAGATTCTTCAAAGCTACCGGGTGACCGGATTCGCTTTGAGGTTTCTTCCAAGTGGAATGCGACAAGGACGGCACGCAAAGTGCAATACTTCTTCGATTATCCGATCACTCAAGCTACTAGTGTAGCTGGAGTGAACACGACGATCGGACGCATCCAGAACCGCGGTGGTGATTGGATTTATCCGCAGAACGCCCAGGACACGCAAGTGACCCAGGCAGCGAAGCTGATGTCCAACCTGCTGAATTCTGCACTCGTGCAATCGGTCTTCACGACCGGTTACGCCCCTAACTAAATAAAGGCGTAAGCACGTGAACCCTATTCTTTCGCAGCATTTGGAAAGAATTGTCTTCGCATTACTGGAAGACACGAATACTCCCCGCAGTCTTACGATTGCATGCCTGATAAGGGCAGGGGAGTGGGAGCAGCTCTTCAGCTTGAAGGTGAACCCTTCGCTCTATCTTTGCGCAGAGACGTTCTTCAAAGACAATGTCGTGACCGAGTTTCTTCGGAAGCTCCAAGCGAATGTCCGGGGGATTAATCGCAAGAAGGTAGCACTCACTAACTTTTGGGATAGTGAGAGACAGTGCTGTCGGACTAACGTTCGACTAAGTCGTTACATCAATAACCAAGGTCCTTTTGAGGACCTCATTGATGTGCGCATGGCCCGATTCATCGAGTCAGTGCGGAAAATCATCGACGAGTGGCTTGGTAAGATCCCTATGGATCTTCAACCTCGCCACGGCCCTGGTGCGACATTCGAAGACCGAGGACAACTGTCCACGGTGCCTGACAAAATGTCATCTCGCCCGACCATCACGCAGGAAGCGCGACATCTCCTCCCCTTGTGGGTGGAAACCGCGTGGGCGCGAGCCCTCCTGCATGACAATTCGACGAAATCTGATCCGAAGACCATCCGAGGGAATCGTTTCACAACGGTCCCGAAAGATGCGATGAAGGACAGAGGGATATGCATAGAACCTAGCCTGAACATTTTCTACCAACTCGCCGTCGGCGGAGAAATCCGCAGTCGGTTGAAGCGTGTAGGAATTGACCTCAAGCATGGTAAGCATCTCCATATGGCTTTGGCACGCGGAGCGTCCCGGTATGGGACATTCGCTACCATTGACTTGTCGAATGCTAGTGACACTGTTTCCTATAACCTCGTCAAGGCTTTATTGCCTGAAGCTTGGTTTGACATCTT